TGACATCAATCTCGACCGATTTCATCAGTTATCACCGCCAAAACGTTCAGCCGTCAACTCAATGGCTGTCCCTGCAACATATGTGCGTATGATACGATATTCCCGACCGTTATAGAATAACATATCTTCGTCATCATAGTCATAGTAATCTGCCATTTTGATTTTTAGCGTGGGTTGAAACCCTGCCTGTGCGGCACTGTAAAATTCAGAACGTGAAATTGATGATACCTGACAGAACACTTCTTTAGCATTCTCCCAGTCAACGACCTTTTCTTGATTTCCTATCTCGTCTGAAACTATCTTTGCTTTGGCGATTTTTACAACATCATTGAACATCGTTAAATCCCCTCCGTATAGTCCTCGTTCAGACTTAGTGCGTCTCGCAAACGCTCGTAGTTTTTGCGGAAATCTTCACCTTTGCCGTTGAAATCATACTGCCATTTGACATAGTTTTCGATAGCCTTTTTCAGAATTGCACTGCAATCGTCAGCGTCAAAGGGAACGAACACGCCCACACGCTTTAAGTCTTCCATGCAGGCGTCCACGTTTGACATAATGTCGCTATCTAGCTTGTTATGTGATATCCTCAGCGAATTTTTCAAACTTTCAAGCATTCGTTATGCCCCCTTTATCATCATGATTACTTGCTTTTTTTGGTGAGTGTTACAAGGCTGTTCTTGTCGACGACCTTGCCGTCTACCAGCATAACCGCCTTTGTTACCTGGTCTTCGGTGTCATTATCCTCATATCTCTTGACTGTCATCTGGAGATTTGTGTTGAGGATATAGTCCTCAGGGCGGAAGAAGAATGCAACGATTGTATCAGCCGATACAGTGTCCGCATAAGCGTCGATATCGTCTGAGAACACAACAGGTGTGCCAAGGATTGATGGCTGCATATCGCCGTTAAGACCATAGTTGACCCTAGCGATAGGCTGCCCGTTTGTGTCCGTCAGTGCCTGAATGTCGCAGAATGTTGCATAGTTCATGAACATCTTAACGCCTGCTCTGTAGCCTGACGGAATCTTCTTCTTCATATCCCACAGGGTATCGTATGTAATGCCGTTTGCCAGTGCAACGTTCACATTCTGACCGTTGACAACAGTTTCTTTTGTGATGCCCTTTGGCTTGCCTGAGCCGTCGCCCTTGATGATTGCTGTCTCGATAGCGGCAATCATTGCGTCGGCTACCTGATTAGCAAATGTTGTCTCAAAGAAGTCGAGTGATACCACAGAAACTTCGAGCGACATGGAGATAGCACATCTCAGCTTGTAGTAGCTGAAAGTGATTGAACCGGTGGACTTCTTCTGCGTGTCAGAGCTTGCACCCTCAGCAACCCATGTTGCAACTGGCTTTGCACTTGAAGTAGGGATTGTCACGCCGCCCTTGATATTGGTCTTTGTAACCAGTGCATAGATCTGACCGTGTTCCTCCAGCTTTTCAACGATTCTCTGCATGGTTGTTGATGGAATAACAGCCGCAACATCAGTGGTCTTTGTGTTCTGTGCCTCGTTCGCAAACTTCGCAGGGATTGGTGTACCCTCGAGGATGTTGTGCATAAATGCAGTTCTGTACTCGATACTGTCATAGATGTTTGATGTGTGTGTGATCGCATTCTCGTTCATCTTGTTTTCATTCCTTTCAATCAGATCTTTCATAGTTTCTGACGCATGGTCCTTTGTCATAGCGTTCAGATTTGCCTGTGTCTTTGCCGCCTTTTCAGCGTCATTCATCAGCTTTTCAGCTTCCTCAAAATTGCCCTTGTTGATGAGAGCCTGAGCCTTGTCAAGCATTTCCTGTCTTGTCATTTTTATAACCCTCCTTTAGTTTGTCTAGCCTTGCCTGTGCTGTTATCTTTTTATCAGCACGCTCGGCCTTCATTTTTTCGATTACATTCTGCGGTATGATATCGCAGTAGGCCGCCACAAGCTGTGACTTGACGTTCTTGCTTCCTGCAACTTCGTCTATCAATCCCAGCTCAACCGCCTCATCAGCCGTCAGCCATGTTTCCTTATCCATGATTTCCAGTGCCTTTTCCTTTGTCATGCCTGATTTGGTTATGTAGGCATTTGCAATGGTTTCATTGGCTTTCTGCAAATTCTCTGACATCTTGTCCATGTCATGGTAATCACCGCTTGCCACCGATGATACGTTATGCACCATAATCTGTGCCGTCGGTGATATATCTGACCTACCTGCACACGCTATCACACTTGCCGCACTTGCCGCAAGGCCAACAACGTGTATCTTGACGTCACCTGAATATTCACGGATTGCCGAATAGATTTCGGACGCCGCAAAAATATCACCACCGCCAGAGTTGATGTAAATTTCCAACGGCTCGCCTTTTTCAGCCGCAGCAGTTATACCCTTTGAAACCTTTGCAGGAGAAGTGGCGTCAATGTCGAAAAGGTCATAGATCCACTGGTCATCATTCGGAATGATTGTACCTTTGACGTTAACTTTCATCGTTTTCACCTCCCTCGCCGCTGTCTATCTTTGCCGTGTCTAGTCTGACATAGTACTGATCGCCCGAAGGAATGTCAGCCAGATTAAACACGCTTCGGATTTCGTTTGCGTTCATAATGCCTCGGTCAAAGAACTGCACCAAATTCAACTTAGTTGACATCGACGCAGTGCTCAGATTGAACGCTTCAAAAACTATTTTGTTGCCATACCCTCTCTCGATACGGCTGAATAGTTTCCTTGTGAATTCGCTAGCCAGTTCCATTACCACTGGTTCTATCTCTGATTCGTAGTAGGCGTTGTATTGGTCTTCGGTGTAGTTTGATTGCACGATATTTGCGTTTGTGTTAAACAGCGAATAGATACGTTGCGTGGTTTTTTCCATGACCGATGAATTCGGTACATAATCCTTTGCGTCAACTTGCTTTGCGTCCGCCTTACTATCGACCGCCGCAACACCTGTGCCGTTCTGAACGCTCATGAACTGCTCACTAAATTCCTGTGCCTGCTTCTTCAAATCCTCAGGACGCAGGGAACTGGTGAACTTCAACAGCCAGCGAATAATTGACGAATTCTTGATAGCCTTGACAATACCCTGATCTGTAGTTGTTACGATTTCCATTAATGGTGTCAGCGTTTCACTCAGCCGTTCTCCGAAGATATCGTCCTTATAAAAATCACTACGCAGATGAATGATATCTGCATATGGGAACGTATATCTTTGCCCATTGAAAAATGTGAATTTCAAATACAAATCGTTGCCAATATATACGCATTCTGCACTGTCTGCAGGAATAGGATATAACTCTGTAGGATAGCCGTTGCCGTCACGGATAATCAAAATAAATGCGTTGTTGTTCAAACACAACTGCGTTGCGACTTTTTCCAACATTTTCTGCATTGTCATGAACTCATTTGGCTCTTCTAGTAGCATTCGCATATATGGTTCAGGGTTTATCTCAATACTGCCGTCACCATTTCGACTATATGATTTTCTGATGTGCTTTGCGGTCAGCTTTCCGATAGCCTTGACTTTGGGGCGAATACAGGCACGCACCAAGTCCGACCGATAAACGTTGCCGTCCCAACTATAATAGCCGTTGCCGATTTCCGTCATCATCTTATATCGGGTTATTACTTGCGACCTGTTTTTAAAACGATTTATCAGACCCATTTTTTCACCCCTTTCTGTGCATGATTTTCAAAATTATTTCTTGTTCAATTCTGTTATAATAGCCTTTTCTCTCTCGCTTAGTTGCCATCGTTCTGCTCGCTCTCGTTCTGCTCGCTCTCGTTCTGCTCGCTCTCGTTCTGCTCGCTCTCGTTCTGCTCGCTCTCGTTCTGCTCGCTCTAAACGCATGGCGGCGTAATCCGAGATGAGGTATCCCGACCCGAATATTGCTTTTTTTTGCAAAAGTTGAGCATCAAGGGCACGAACACGAAGGCTTTCAGATTTTCTGATTTCAAAGTCAATGCCAGCCTTTGAAAGTCGATTGATTTCAGCCGCTGTTGCAACGCTTTTCGGGTATTCATACTTCGGCATTGTTTTAGTTTTCTCTTTTCTGCTAGCATCATTACAGCTTTTTAAAATCTTATAAAGGCGTGGGGCGGTGCGAACCCGAATGTCGCTATCATCAAGATTTGTTACAAACGACGTGCTAACGACTGCCCCATTTTCATATGTTACAGCTACACCAACCGGAATTGCTGTACAGTGTTCTGTCGCTCCTGAAAATAGAGTGAGAGCAGGTGCAAACAAAAAAAATTTTATGTTTCTTTCGATATAAAAGCGTAAAATCTTGCTGAGAATGCTGAATGGCGGATTATCAACTACGATCTTACCTGTATAGTCAAACGTTTCATAATCGCCACCGGGATAGAATGGTCTACAAAAAGCATCACGATTTATGCCATATTCTGTGCAGACCCAATCAGCCACGCCATCGTAAATCAGTGGCGGTGTGTAACAGTCATCAGTGGTTTTTTTGGGCTTAAATTTTTCAACGAATTGCTCGTATGTTTCACCTTTCATTTTGTTCCTTCCTTATATCAAACTTTCAAATTCTTCCTGCCGATTATAATAGACCACATATGCGTCTAGTAGTGCCGCAAGTCCGTCTATTCTCTGCGTTCGGTCAGATTTCTTACACGGCTGAATGTTGCCGTTGACGTCCGTCTTGACAGCCGTATTCAGAAAACACCATTTGTCAATCGGGTTGTTGCCGTAAACGATGTTGTGTCGCTGAAATTCAGCTTTCAGATTCTTCATCGGGTCAGACAACGTGATAACGCCCTGGCGCACAGGTACTAAAACGCCCTTGCCGAACTCTTCTTCAAACGCTTTTATCAGCTCGTCCGAAACGTGCCAAGGGTCATAGCCGATAGCCAACGGATAAATATCTTCTTTATCTCTCAGTTCCAAAAACCAGTCTAGGATAACACGCTTGTTGACCTTGTTTCCCTCACACGTCCTCAGCAGACCTTGTGATTTCCACAATTCATATGGCACACTATCTCGTCCGCGCCTATCACCCTTTTCAGCGTCAGCGTCAAGAACGGCTTGCGGTATCCAGTACATAGATTTTATATACAACCTATCATCATCAGGCTTTTTGCAGATAGCCTTTGCGGCGTTCAGGTCTATATAATCAGCGGCGTCAAAACCGCCGATAAAATATCTGAACGGATAGTCCACGACAGTTTCTTCATTGTTCAGCTCGTCCCATGTCAGCCAGCCGCTTTCGGTATTCTGCGGAAGGTTAAAATCTTTGACCATAACTGTTGCTTTGAAACTCGGGTCATCTTTGGCTTTCTGCACCATTTGGCGCAGATAGTCTATTGATTTTATCGTGCCCAGTCCAGGATTTGCTTTTATCCAACATTCTTCCTTATCCCATTCATCAGGGCTATCCAGTTCGTTGATAAACGGCAGAAACCTTTTGTTGATTTCCGTCAGCCGTCCGTATAGCAGATTGCTGGCATACTCGTATTGTGCGTCAAAAATACCACCACGGACAAATCCGTTTGTTGTAATGCAAAATAAAATGGGCTGCTGTCTAGCGCCCATTGCTTGTTTTATCAAATCATATAAATCTCGGTTTTTTATTGCCGCCAATTCGTCGATAACACCGCAGTGAACGTCCAATCCGTCAAGGCTGTTTGAATTGCTCGCAAGGGCTTTTATAAATCCCATGTTCAGCGGAAAATACAAATCGGCTGCACGTTTGCGAATATGCTTGCTCAGCAATGGCGATTGTTTTATCATTTTGTAGCAGGCGTTGAAGCCTAACTTTGCCTGATCTAGCATTGTGGCGACGTTATATATCTGCGGTGAACCCTCTCCGTCATTGACTAGCATATCATTTTCGACTGCCGCAATTTCCGTTGTTTTGCCGTTCTTTCGACCTTCGATTATCAGACACTCGTTATACTGACGTAGGTTGTTATCGTCAACAAAACCGAATAGCGCCTGCAGTCTCGCTTTTTGAAACAGCTCCAACTTCAACGGCTGACCTAATTTTCCAGACGGCAGCTTACAGAATTTTTCTATAAAATCCGTGTGCCGTGTTGCAATAGCTTCGTCAAAATGAAATTCATCAGGGCTTGCAAATCTGTTCAGCAGCATTTCCGAAACCTTTTTCATTTTCTCACACGCAACGATATTTCCGTCATAAATGCCAGTAAAATATTTTTCAAACTCCGTCAACGCTTTGCACCGCCCAGGAATTCCAGCAACTCGTCACCCTCAGACTTTTGCAGGCTATCGAGAATTATGTCTTCAACGGTCTTTGCCATTGCATTGTATTTTCCGATTAATGTCGCATACGCCTTGCTTGCAGGGTGCTCTGTCTTGACAGTAAAACCATTGCCGTTTGTCGCTTCGATGATTGCGCCCTCTGCTTTTATCTTTTTCTGATACTCGCTCAGCAGATTTTCCATGTACTCCAGCTGATCTAGTAGCTTTATGCCCAGTTCTCTTTTAGCTGGTTCACAGCTATCCACAGCTTTTCGCAACTCGCTCAAATTCTTCTTGATTTTTGCCATTATCAGATTATACCCCCTTATGCGATTTTATCGTGCGTAAAAAATGACCTTTGCCCCCTCGGTATCTTAGGAAAAAATTCAGTCAAAATTTGAGGGGGGTATAGGCATCCCTGATGCGTCAAATTCACATTTTGTTAATTTTTTAGGTGTTTTTTGGTAGAAGTGGCCCTCGAAATTATCATGACATTTTTTGCATACAAATTCGAGATTGGCATGGTTTAATGATACCTCAGGGTCACGAATGTTTGCTGGTGTCAACAATGTTCGGTGATGAACGATATATCCAGCACGTTCATGACATTCTTCGCAAAGACCGCCGTCGATTAATATACGTTTGTCAATGTAAGATTGGCGACACTTCTTCCATGCCGCTGAGCGGTAAAATGAATATGCAAAGTCTTTCATAGTGCCGCCCCCATAAAATAAAAAAATGCCACACATGGGACACATTGCTAAGAGGTGTGTGTGGCTGATTGGTATCGGTGTCAACATCATCGCAGTATCGACCGATATATCCGCCATAGCTAATGCCATAGCGGAAGTCAGGAGATCTAAAACAAAAAGAAGTAAAAAACATGGAGCAGGTTAAGTGATGGCGCACCGCCCCTGCACATTGCCTGAGGGCTAGCCACTCAGGCGTAAAGTATAAGGTTGGCTTTTATTGAGGAGATAGCCAACTGACCTTTCGCCCTATCGGGCTATTATACAGTATAGCAGATTAATAACTGCATTTCACTGCATTTCACTGCACTCTTTCGGAACGATGATATGTTTCAGGGCTTCGCCGTGAATTTTATAAATTGTTCGTTCTGAATAGTTCATATAGTCAGTGATTCCCATTATGTATTCACCATTTTCTTTGTCGAATTTCCCCACCCAGCGCTGATAAAAAAGATACCGCCTTTCAAGAACTTCTCGCTGATCTGCGTCTGCCACTGCGTCAATGGATTGTTCAATTTGCAAACGTTTGTCAATCAGTATCAGCGCCAGTTCCTGCTGTCTGCGTTCGTATTCTGCTATGCGTTCTATGGTACTTGACATCTTGTCGCCATTGCAACTACCATGACTAGCACCTGCGCTTTCGTATGATATGCCAGCATATTCTAGTTGTGACCGCAGTTTTTTGACCTTGTTTTCAATGATTTTCACACGCCTTTCAATTTTATAGGCGTTCTGCAAATATTCTTTCGCTGTCATTTCAACCGCCTTTCTGCACCCTGTCAGTCATTTCCGTTGATATCAGTTTCGACAGGTCAATGCCGTATGTCTCTTTCAGATAGCTGGCGTTGTTATCGTTATCGAATTCAGCCGTGTCCATGATGTCAAACGTGCTATTTACTGCGTCGATAAATGCACGCAGGCGTTTGCCTTTCCAGCCGTACCACTTATCCAGCGTCCACAAAACAGTCGCCATTATCTGTTCTGTGATATCCTGCATAATTTCGCCTTGCAGTTCGCTATATCTTTTTTGCATTTCCTTTGCGACCTCTTTCTTAATGTCGCTTTGTTTGACGATGTTCGTTCGTGCTTTCATGGCATTTCACCAGCTTTCAGAAATTCAGGGGTGTCAAAAATATTTCCGATAATTTCGCACATATAAAAATCGCTAGGGCATATGTTTGACGTGTCACTTTCTCCGAAAAATCCAGCCTCAGGGTCAAATTTAATTTCAAAAACCTTTTTGTCAATATGTTTTGAAATGTTTCTGTCGCACAGGCAGAGATCCCCCTCAAAAATCTTATTGCCGTTCACGTCTGTCAATCCTGTGTACTGACCGACAGTTTCAGGGTCAACCGAATATGTTATCGGGATTGTGTCAACAAACTGTTTGTCATTGAAATCATCGATTACCAGATTGTCGCAAATAATGTGTTTAAAATCAGCACCCTTGCCCTTGAAATATGGACGCTTTCTGACAACGTAATACCCACTTACCCATTCGTCATTGGCAATGCGCTTGCCACGAAATAATATTTCACGCATCGTTGATTACCTCCAAATCAATATTCTCACACAATTATAACACTACGCTTCGTTGCCAACTTGTCTGTGTGGTTTTCCTGGTATCCACACCTGTTCCCTACAAGCAAAGCAAATGCCATCGTCTTTCCATTCGCCGTTTCCATATTTGCAAGTCTCGCACATGGGCATTGCTGTCATTTTTGCTCCGCATGACGGACAGAAGTCTGTGATACTTCTTGCATCTGTACTCTGCCCACGGCGGTATCTTGCAAACGGCATCCACATACCGCAATGTGTACATTGTGGCGTGTCATAATCATATACTCTCCACTCAGCCATTCCGATAACCTCAATCCATTCTTGCTCCGCAAAGTGGACAATAAGTCGGGAACGTATCGCCGCATATTTCTTCTAAACCGCTTGCATAATATTCTGTTTTACATTCACTACATCTTGTGCAGCCGTTTTCATACATTAATTCTGTGCTTTCCCACTTTCCGTGCCTTGCTTCCTGCACGTCTGCGGTAGGCTGTTCGTTGATTATATCGGAAATGCTGCTGTTATCACCCAGAATGCCTGTTATGCCCTTTTCGTATATCGGCATACACGCCGCTGATAGTTCGTTAATCAGATTGTCTGCGTCAATGTATCTTGCCATATGTTATACCTCCTAAAAAGTTACTGTCACATTCAGCACTGCCGCCGCTAGCCAGTAGACAGCCTTTTTGTAGTCTTTCTGTACGGCATATATAATTGCCGCTCCCACGTCCAGCAAAATCAGCAGAAGTGGGAATATGTATTCGGGTTTGATTTTAACCATGTTAATCCTCCTCGGTTCCCCATTGTTCAGCCATTGCAAAAGCAATACCTTTAAACGTTTTGCTCCTTACCTTAGCACGATCTTTGCCAGAATGACGTGTTTCTTCCCATGTGCGTGATTTACCATTAGAATATCGTCCAAACAGCTTGCCATTATCAGGCTTGTCCCCTGTATATGTTGGTCGTAGGACAGGCAGCCCCTTTAGCCATAAACACGTCGCCTTTGTGACAAACTGTTCTGAGTCTTCCGGTCCGTTTGAAAACATATATGGGTGAATTATTTGATCTGCCTTTCTGAATACAGTATTCATACGCCCTATAGGGTTTTCCACTGCAATTTTCGGTGCGTTCGCCGACACAATCTGCATAAAAAATACTATTGATTCTTCACGGTGTTTCATACGCTCGACCACCTTTTCAGCAGGTGTGCATTTCAAACTATAGTGGCGTGTAGCCACGTTCGTAAGGTACGTACACGGTGGGTGTGCGATAATCATATCCCATGTTTCAACAGTATGCTGCTTGCCGTCACAGGTGAAGAAATCGGTATTGCCATTGATAATATCCAAAACATCATTGCATATATGCCATTCAGGGTGACCGCCTGAACACATCTGAATATCGCAGCTATATGCTTCGTGTCCTTTCGCACGAAATGCCTTACAGACCTCTTGTGACTCTTCGCACGCTATTAATACCTTCATGCTATCCCTCCTCAAACTCAGGGCACTCAGTCACAGTATACGAATGCAACGTGCCTTTCTGCCCTTCGTAAACCCTATGACCGCGCGTCTTCCAACCGGCAACAGGTTGTCTGTCCATCGACCAGCTGCACCCTGTTATCTGTTCACCTGTCAGCTTGTCACTCTTTGGCACTGCGTGTTTGCAGTACCAACAAAGCGTCGTAGCAGCACTGCATTTCACAGCCTCTATCTTGTCCTTGAACACTTCGCAGATAGTGTGCTGATATCTTACTATCCTCGGACGAAATCCCTGTCTCACACCATACCTGCATAGCCCATATTTTCCGTTCTTCCTGCCGCAGTTGTCAGATGATTTTTCAAAATATTTGCAGCTGGTGCAGAATTTGTTGTTACCCATGTTACTTGTCCTCCTCATATGGACCCAGCCCCGACAGCACATCAAACATATGCTTGATAAACTCTATCAGCTCTTCACGGCTTTTCTTTTCAAATTCTGCATAGGGTCTGATGAATTTTTCCATTTCACGCATAACACGTACGCTGTCATTGAATGCCGCTATCACGTTTTCATTAGGTTCGCTCTGTTTTATCTGCTTGTCCAGCTTCTGCGTCAATGCACTCTTGGCTTTCGCTGCCTGCTCTGCAGGAATGTTGTTCAGTGTGGCGGTTTTGTATAGATAATACATAGCCAGCCAGTATATTTCATCAAAAATATTGCTATCGTTCGGTAGTTCTTCACCACGATATGCTAGCTTGTCAATCTCTGTTCTTTCCATTTGTACACCTCGTCAGCAAGCCCCACAAAGGCTTTTTGCATTTTTTGTTTCGCCGTTCAGGATGTCACAAACCTTTTGTGCGATTTCTGTTGTTGGAAAATAAACGCATGGTTTTCTATCCACAGCAAGACAACCACCAACATAGTATGTACTGTCTTTCGTACCATAAAAAACGTAGTATTTTCTTGCATTGTCCTGCCAATCAGGTACATAGTCAGGACAATAGGTATCGTGTAGCCTTTCCAGTTTCAGTAAAAAGTTGATTTTATCAGCAACTTCTTCGGCACGTTTTCTTGTGTGGAAATAGTTGTTGTTTTCAAAAGATGCTTTATCCAAAAAATGATCTGTTTCTAGTGTGTAGACAGCTCCAAAACTAGCCGTATTGAGTTTACCTATGTGGTAGTATTCCTGCTCGTATCCAACTCGCTTAAATTCTGGTTCTTCCTCGACCTTTGGAACTTTAATTTTTCTCAGCCTTGCGTAGGCGATAGCCACACCGATTCTATAGTAGAATTCGTCTTTTGGGTGACATTTTGCAATAGCCGATTTAACGGTTGTTTTGTCATACACGATGACAATGTTGTTTTGAGCGATGTACGAAACCGCCTGCTTATCGTTTTGAAAATCTCCGTATGTCTTTTTGACCCACTGTTTAAATTCTTCCTTGTTCATTTTTTTATTCCTCCTCATTTTTTTAGAACGGCGGCAAATCTTCGTCTTCAGCCGTGTCAACATCTTTGAAACAGCCGTAGATTTTGCCCCATTCTGTATTGTTACAGCCGATACGTTTACAAATCTGACTGTAGGCAACTTTGATGTTGTCTGCCACGTTGCCTGTCAATCGGTTTTTTACAATGGCAATTTTGCTTTGAAAATCGTCTTTGTCGTCGTCGCTATTTTTGCTATATGTTAAAACTAAATCGACTCTATTTGTGATATCACCCGAACCGCTGACACTATCTGCATTCAGTTCAATGCCGCCTGCGGTCTTGCGTGGGTGCGCTATCAGTATGATAGCAACGTTATATTTGACAGCTATGTATTTCACAGCATTTACAAAATCTGACTGTGCCCGATACAGTTCTTTGCTGAGGTCAACGTCCAAGGCTGTCATGAGGTTATCAATCAATATCAGTTTTACATTAAATCTGCGGATAGCCGTTTCAATCGTACCCAACAATGATATTTTACCGTCACGCTTGGCATTGTCGCCGTCAAGTTTGATTTCAGCCGTCACAGCCGTGTTATCAAATATGTACGCCCTATCATCATACCAGCGGTTGATTTTATCGACCACATCATTAGGAATGTCATATGTTTCGTCACCATATTCGTTAACCGAACGTATAACATTTTGTTTTCCTGCAATCTGGAGATCCAGCCAGCGTTTGAAATGATAGTCAGGCAATTCACCCGAATAAACAAAAATTGAATACGGATTGCCGTCTTGGTCTGATTGGTCTAATGCATTTGCAATTATTTGTGACGCCAACGTTGATTTACCCTCGCCACGCTTGCCCGTGATAACCACTACCTGCCCCATATAGATACCGCCGATATATCGGTCAACATCGTATATGCCTGTTCTGATATGCTCCTGCTTATCCAGATTTACTGCCTTGACCTGCGACAGTTTCTTGACAGCCGTAACAGGTATTTCTTCAGCATTGTTTACGGCATCGCATATCGCTTTACAGCCGTATTTCTGCAGAATTGCATTTGCGTCTTTTTCACCCAGATAATCTTGTGCCCTGACAACTTTCAGTTTTTTGTGTGGAAATGATGTAGTAAACTGGTCAACCAATGTCACATGGCCGTGTTCATGGTCTCCGAAAATTACAATTTCGTCGAAGCTGTCAACGAAATCATAGCAGAACGGCACCCATGTTTTATTGCTCTGGCCGCCTGGCACAGATACTGCATTATCTATCTGACAATCAGCCACCGACAGACTATCAATCTGCCCCTCCGTGACTATCAGCCTATCATGCTTTTCTGTACATCGGTTCATGCCGAACAGTATCGGTTTTGTGTTCTTTTCAAACCATTCTTTTTGATTGTCTCTGCCTTTAACAAAATCTGTCTTGCGATACTTGACAGACGTCAACACGTTATTTTCATCAAAAAACGGAAACATCAGCAAATTGTCACGTTTATCACCGACAGTGATGTTGTATTTCCGTGTGGTGATTTCCGAAATTCCCCTTGACCGCAGGTATTCAACCGCCTTGTCACGGGTAACTATCTTCACAGGTGGTAGCGTGCGGTATTTCTTTTTCTGCTCGTCGTCAAATTCCAGCGGATAGTTGAAATCCCTAGCCAGTTGCACGAAATGACCTGTCATGCCACAACTGCTTCGGAAACACTTGAACGCCCCCGTGTCAAGATTTACAGAAAATGTATCTTTGTCATGACCACCCCCATTGCAGTACGGACAGTATTTGAAATACAGTTCACGCCCCTTGCGGTGCGTTTCTGCATTCAGTGCCACAGCCAGACCGACCACATCATCATCACGCATTGTATATCCCATGTTTTTTTCACCTCACTTAAAAATCTGTCCTGCCTGGATTATCTGTCCGTCTGCCGTTTGTGTGCGCTGCGAGAGCAGCATATATTTCTTTATCTTTGTTATACTTTGTTGCTTTCTTTTCATTGGTGCCCTTAGCCTGCCCACAGCCTGCCCCTTGCCTGCCCTTAGCCTGCCCGACACTCTGCCGCTTGTCTTGATACTTGTCATAGCAAACCACGGTATAAACGCTATATCGTGGATATTTTGAGACTGCCACTTCCCCTGTCTCAATTAGATGTTTTATTGCTGTCCTTACGCTTTTTACTGACAGACCAGTGTTTTTGGCAATGCTTGGATAACTTGTAGCTATCTGTCCACGCTGAATTGTGATGTTTTCAAAATCATGCGGTTCATAATTTGCCTGCAAAATCAGATATAAAAACACTACCAATGTGTTCGGTTCACGAAACCAACGCCATGCGCATATTTTTCGTTCTAGTGTTATAAAACCATTTTCTAGCATTTAATCACCGTCCAATTTTTGAAGATAATCTCTCAAAGCGTAGTATAGTATCGCCTTTATCAGTGTGCCGCTTTCCTGCTTCCGACACGCTATGATCGTGATGTTATATCGTGCCTGCCATGAACAGAACGTTGCCAGTAGTGCCTTCGGTGGCATTTTACTGCGATAGTTGTGTAACAGAATATTTTCCCACAATCTATCATCTTCGACCATTAAAAACACTTTTGCATGGTCGTCAACCGACCGCTTGAATTCACGGTCAAAACGCTCTCGCCCTTTCGTGAAATTACCCACGATTTCGTCCAAATTCGCCTTGCGTTCAATGACAACGCTTTGAGCAAGGCTTACAGGCTCGCTGTTAGGTTTTACAGCTTCACATGTATAATCACCATAGTTTAACTTGTGTTGCGTATATGGCGTTTCTGTGGCTTTCAGAGCCTTTTCGATATGCCCCCACTTTTGTTCTCGGCTATCCACGATAACCGAGAACGTTTTAAGTGTGGCGTCAATGTCTATCGGGTGCATTAGAATGGCACTGCGTCATCGCCTACGTTGATTTCGACGAAATCTGACAGATTGGCGTTCGGATCAAAACTGTCATTGCTGGCTGTTGACGGCTTGTTTTTCAGCTCTTCACGCTTTGGAATTGTGAAATTGCCACTGCGGATATCGTTTGCAGGCACGAAACGTTTGCACTGCGTAAACCAGCCTGTATTACCGTCTTTTTCCCACTCTTTTTCGTTGAAAAGAGCGCCCACAAGTTTACCCTTCAGGACGTTCTCGTCCCAATCTCTTTCACAGTCGATATGTAGATTAGCATTTGAATTTTCAAACGCCTGTATCTGTGATTTGAAATAACCCAGCGACTTCTTGAACTTGGTTTCATCGCCTGTGTTATGCGGTATGCTCAGGCGCATTGAACCCTTCCACTTTTTGTTCTCCCACTCGTCAGGTGTTGCCTTATACAGCTTGTCGAAAAAGCCCTTGAATTCGCCCTCTGCGATGTCAAACTGAATCGCTAGTCTGCTACCCCAATCAGTGGGCTCAACTTTGACGTTGAGAATTTTCAGCACATATCCGCCTGGCTGGAGCTTTGGCAGCTCTGAAAAACTTGTTGCTTCCGCCTGCTTGTAACCTGTAATTCCGATCATTTATTTTTCCTCGCTTTCTGTATTGTTTGGAGTTAAATTCCAATACTCTCTGATTTTGGTGTCTACGAATTTTAAATCATTTTCGATTTCATCGTCAAACATATCTTCGGGCGATTTCGCAGTAGAAATGCCTCTCGACTGCGTGATGAAATAGTGGTGGTTCTCATCGGCTGTGCAAAACAGCACGATTGAAAACAGCCCTTCAACTGTCAACTGATTATCCAGCATTTTGCCGATAGTTTTTGCTTTGTACTTGCCGCCGTCGGTTAATTCGACGTGGTGCAAGAAGTACACAATAACATCTGACGGCAGGTCATTTATAACAAATTCTATCAGCCGTTCAAAACTGACCGCCATATCGGTAAATTTACCGTACCCTAGTTCTTTTGCCTTGTCGAAACTGTCAAATGCCATGAGATACTGGCTATCATCAATGGCAAATGCCTTTGACTTTGATTGAAACATAGCCGCCTTGATAACATCATAACGGCTCTTGCCTTTGTTTGCCTTGACAAGTTTTGCCACCGAAAGTGTCGCAAGACCATTGTTTTTGAACGGCAACGGCTTGCCAGCGACGTTAAAAATGCTTATCTCGCCTGGCTTGAAATTTTTGAGGGAACGGCTCTTGCCGCTGCCGCTTTCACCTTCAATTAAAACAGGTAATCCCATGTTTTATTCCTCCTCTTTGATTTCCAGTGGGCATTGAGTGCCCACAAACGTGTCTGGTAAAAATACGATTTCGTCGGTCAGATTGCACCGCCCAGAACGACGTGAAAAAAATCTGCAATACTTGCAGGCGGCGTATGTAACACCCTTGTTGTCAACAGGGAATGCGGTTTCAACTACCGCATAGCCCCTGACATATTTCTGAACGCCGTTTTCAAAACTTGCGCTCATAACAGGTTCAGATCCTCCTCGTCATACTCGACCCCTGCCAGCTCGGCAAGGTCATAGATTGAAATATCGTCATTTTGGTTGATTTCTTCAATCAGGATTTCACGAAAACAGTCCTTGCAATAGTCCTTGCCCTGGTAGCAGAAAACATTTTCAATTGCAAGGTCTAGTTCGTCCCTGCATTTGTCACATTGGACTACAGTGTAATTGCGGTCTCTGCCACAACATCTGCACCCGTCAGGACAGCCGACACAATCATTAGCCGTGTAACGCATTAAAATCACCGCCCATATATTTGAAAAATGCGATATTTTTGTATATGAAATACGATTCAATTCCGTTTTCCAGCACCTCAGCTCCGACCTCTTTCGCTACGGCATGAATGTCAGGTGGAAATATCTGAACACCCGATATTGCTCCGTCAAACGTCCACACGTCGCCTATCATCATAGGGTAAACGCCTTCGGTAACAGTGCCACATTCTTGCGTTTTTTTCATTTTTAGCTCCGTTAATGCCATGACGACCATATCGTCAAGCCTTTCTTTTACTGTCATGCTTTCGACCTCTCCTTTCCAATATTGCTGGCTCTGCCAGCTTGAAATCTCTGCAGGGGTAGCGCCTGCTACTTTCTAGGCAACTTTTCAGGTGCTTGCAATCCAAACATGAATAGCTAGTCACTTGGCTCACCATCCGGCCTTATCAATGATTTTAACTTTTGACAACTTATTCCCGCATTATATGCAGCTGTACATTGTTTGTCCATAGCAGAAAGCAATCCAGTAATGTCCAACAGCAACTTATTGAATTCCTTGTCAATTAGGCCAACTTTTGCGTGTGAGTCTGTCTGTTTATCAGAATATACAACAACTGGGATTAGCGAAAGTAAATAATTGTCATGTGATAGTTTTTCCTCCTTGGCCAGCAATATATTGATGTACAGTCACGATAACGTGGCCAAGCATTAACCTCCGTAGGTTTTTCTGGGCCCCAATTTAGTTCATGCTGTTCGCATTCTCGCATAAACGCGTCATAATCTGTCTGTGTCTTTAGGCGAACTTTAAACTTGCCAGATATAAATCCGTCCCAATCAAATGCTGGTTTGGTGGTATTGATTATGTACTCTGCAAAAAAGCGTCTACAACAGGTCCCGGAAAGGGGACAATTCCCACAGTCATTTTCTACACAGCATTCCGCCGCCTTTACGATTTCCTCGTCAGTGATTTTCTTATTCATTCTCAATTTCCTCCCACTCAAAGCGACCTTTGCCGCTGTTACGCCACTGACCGATGCCTCTCAGCCTGCCGTAGTCCAACCACTCTCTTACGGCTGTTTCCATATCGTCTTTCAGAATAACGATAGTAAACTCAACTGTCGCTCCTGCAGGAACTGTCTCAGAGTGTGCCAGTGCGACACGTTCGCCCTGCGGCGTGCTTGCTCTCAACGGTCTCTGACATTCACCCATACCGCCCTTGAATTCGTATGGGATTTTTCGTTCCTCGACGAAGATAAGTCCGTCAATCTCTTTCTTGTACGCCTTGATTTTTGAGCTTGCCGTGCCTGATACCTTTTTCAGAACACCGCAAGCGTCCTTGAAAAGTCCTTTGATTTGATAGTCCCACAGAAATGGTGTGCCGTCTTCCAGTGTCGGGAATACCGTCATAGACTTTTCAACTACCTCAGCCACGCCAAGCGCGGCTATCTCTTCCTCACGGCTCTTTGCATCGGGTGCTTTCGATGCGATGTACTCATCGTGAATTGTGGTTGTTGCGTTTGCCGTTCCCAGAATCTCTTCGGTGAACGTCAACTTTACTTTGATTTTTTTCATGTTTTTGACCTCCGTTACGTTAAATTTATTTTTTCTTGCTTTTCGACGCCATACTGTGCCGAACTACGCCTTTGCTAGTCACTGCAGTTCCTTTGCTAATCACTGCTATGCCCTTGCGTCGCTATGCTTCTCAATGCCTTTGCTAATCAATGCCATGCTATGCCTTTGCCTCTCGTTGCGTGTCAAAACTTCGCCTCGCCTTTGCTTGTCGGAACTTAGCTTTGCCGTTGCCTATCAAAACGGTGCTGTGCATACCTAGCCCTAGCTCCTCACCTCACAGCTTTGCCATTGCTTATCGACGCTATGCCGTTGCTTTGCTGTTCAAATCAACACCTTCACATTTCGCAGTCGTTCACAGGTTCGCTTTGCCGTAGCCAATGCTATTCATAGCAAATCCGTTGCATTGCGAATCTAAACTCTGCCATCGCTGTTTTCGTCACGGCTATCATCATCATCGCAGCTACTACGTTCATGTTTCCATTGGTGCTGGTCTATGATACATGCTATGAACAGTATCACAGCATAAAAAACTGTCAGTATCACGATTGCTGCGCCGATTATTGCGGTTATAAACATACCCTCTGACACTTTACCACTTTCCTTTCGTCTGTATCTCGACCTTGACAACAGGCTTTGAAGCTTCCTTGATCGCCTGCTCCAGTTCCTCACGGATTGCGGTTTCGGCTGTCTCCTTGATGTTTCGATATAGTCCGTAGACCGCCAGTGCGAATAGCGCCACACATAACGCTATTGCAGCCACGAATCTGACGATCTCCAGTGTTGCTATCATGCTGGTCATTTTCTTATGCTCCTTTCCTTGCAGTATTCTGCAAAGATTTCTTCGGGGTTCGCCCCGATTATCTTGCAGTACGTCACGATTTGTTCAGCATTCATGGTGCCGAACTGCCGTTCCCACCTGCTTACGGCTGTCTGTGCCATGTTCAGCCGTTTTGCGATTTTTGCCTGTGTAATATCGTTGTCGGCTCTGATAGATTTCAGCCGTTTGGATATCACGTCATTGGCTGTCATTTTCTTTGCAGGCATTGTTTTCACCCCCATTATTCGGCATGAACATCACGTGTAAGATAGTCCAGCGTAACGTTCAGCCATTTGGCTATCTGTAGAAGTACCGACGCTGGCATATCGTTTTTGTCCTGCCATTTGGACCATGTTCTGCGGTCTATTTCGATAGTCTTCGCAAGGTCCTGCTGGGTGAGATGTCTGCGTCTCAATTCACCATTGATGTTGTCAAATATCGTTGTCTTTTCAGCCATTTGTTACACCTCCGTTTTCATTTTGAATTTTCGTACTCGTTCTGAGTACATTATCATTATATACTCATTTTGGGCATTTGTCAACCCCAAATTGAGTACAAATATGTACAAATTTGAGATTATACTTTTGTACAAAATACTCATTTTGAAAATAATGTGCCCTATTTTCATTGACAAATTCCCATAATGGGTATATAATATATAGTAGGAGGTGATAAGAATGTTTGACAACCGCCTGAAAAAGCTGAGAATGGCGAAAAACCTCACACAAGAGGAAGTTGCAAAAGCCTTAGGCTTGCCGAAAACAACTTACTGCAACTACGAACGTGATGAGAGAGAGCCGTCAGCAATGACACTTTTGAAGATCTCAGCATACTTTGGCGTGTCCCTCGATTATCTTTGCGGAAACGAGGGCGAAAAAAATTCCCCACCACCACAAAGTGACGAGGAAGCCAAGATTATCGACGCATTAAAGGTTCTTGAAGATAGCGAAATCAAAGACCTTGACAAATATGTCGATTTTCTCCTATTCAAGAGAGGGCTGCTTTAAGCAGCTCTTTTCTTTTTCTGCTCTTATTTTTTCCCACAATTCGGGGTGCTGTAGTATGTAAATCTTGTGGGCTAGTCTTTTTTCAAATTCTGTTCGTTCTTCTTTCGTCATTATTTTCTCCTCCTATGATTTATAGAACGTATGTTCGATAAGCCTATTATATACCATGTAATCACGGCTGTCAATACCCTTTTTATGTACTGTCCGAAAAATCGGACTAGAATAAAAAGACGTCAAAAAGTATTGCAAAATATGCGCTAAAATGCTATAATATACATGAAACACACATATATAGGCTATGTGTAAATCATAGCATTTTTATGGCATAAAATGCAAGCGTGTTTATAATATCGAACATTATTTGTTGAAACTGAACAAATCGTCAAGCCCACATTTTAGCGATTTTGCCAATAAAACAGCCGTTGAAATGCGCGGGTCAACGTTATAGTGTTCTATCTGGTCTATTTCCGAAAAGCTAACGCCTGACAGTTCGGACAGCTGGCGCAGTGTCAGACGCTGTGTGCGACGTATATCACGCAGATGTGTTTCGTATATCATATATATCACCTCTAGGGCTAGTATGTCCACAGGAGCCGTGATTATAAGAAAAGGGGCAGAAAAATGGGATTACGTTTAAGAAAATCAATAAAACTCGGTGGCGGTGCGAAGCTGAACATCGGTAAAAAATCCGTCGGTATGAGCGTCGGTGGAAAGGGCGCACGATACAGTGTCAACAGTTCAGGGCGGCGCACAAAGTCTGTCGGTATACCAGGCACAGGGCTGTCATATGTATCAACATCGGGCGGCAGAAAGTCGTCAAGCCGTAGTTCTCACGGCCGTAAAACGAGTGGCACATCAAAGGGCGGTTGCCTGCTGGTAATAATCATTTTCTGTGCTATATCGGTCATAGTCTATGGAATAGCGCACCTATTCGGCTATAGGCGGCCGACAAAGGTTGAATGGACTAATGACAACTATTCTATCGCACTGAATGACTATAATCGTGACTATAGCCACATAATCTATTTGCGAATCACAGGTGAAACCGACGCAGAGGACGTTGACCCGAAAGATATAAAAATTGAAATCAGTAATTCTGACGTTTGTCAGTTAGAATATGATGATAGCGGTGCATATGTCACCTATGACGTGAAACCTCTCAAAGACGGTTTTGCGGACGTGACCGCCACATATGATGGTGTGACATCTGACCCTATCACGATAACTGTTGATATGGGTGAAAAAGTCACTACTACCACCACGACAACAACTACTACCACCGCAGAGCCTGAAACCACCACCGAAGCGCCCCCTGTGCCAACTACCGCACAGGATCCAGCCGAAACGATAGTATATATCACGGCTTCGGGCGACAAGTATCACAACAAATCATGCAGATACTATGATGATACCTGCACGCCAATGAACCTACAGGACGCACAAAACGCAGGCTATAAGCCTTGCAAGGTGTGTGGCGGATAAACACCCCATAATAAAAAAGCCCCCACAGAGCGACCTGTGAGGGCGTGTACAGCCAAACCTAGCAAGAGATGATACTATAGTAGGAAGTACCCTATTATTTTATCATAAATTGAAAACATTGTCAAGATAATAGGAGGAATTTTACATGGCAACAGCGAAAAGACTGCCGAGCGGAAGTTATCGTGTGAGAGTGTACGATAAAAACACCGGTAAATACAAATCGTTCACGGCCGAAACGAAAAAAGCCGCCGAGCTTGCGGCGGCGGAATGGCTGATAAAATGTCAGGACGAAGAAAACCAGCAAATAACATTCCAGACCGCAGCTGAAGAATATATCAAAATAAAAACGCCTGTGCTATCACCCACCACGATACACGGCTATCAGACTATCCTGCGCAACAATGTTGACAGGCTGAAAGATATTCCGATTGACGAGGTTACGCCGCAGCTAGTGCAGGACTGGGTAAACGGTTTGACCGTTGATAAATCGCCGAAAACTGTTCATAACATCTATGGTTTTTTTACAGCTGTTATGTCATACTATGACGTGGATATACGGCTAGGAAAAATTCGTTTGCCGTCCAAAACGAAAAAATTTAAAATTCTGCCTGATGTTGAAACCGTAGTGGACCTGTTCCGTGGGTCAGATATAGAAATTCCTGTGCTGTTGGCTGTATGGGGCGGTATGCGTATGTCGGAAATACTGGGTATCCGTCGCAAGGACCTATGTGGTGATGTGTTGACACTGTCGCAGGTGCGTGTCACAGTTGGCAAGGAAATAATTGACAAAGAGCAGGCTAAGACCTACAACAGTCGCCGACAGCTACGGCTAGGGCAGCCGATAGTAAATCTAATAGACAGCCTAAACTTGCAACCCGATGATTATGTTGTGGCCTACACCCGAAAACAGGTGTACGGCCGTTTCGTCAAAACAATGCGATCGGCAGGCTATCAGATCACATTTCACGATCTACGCCACATCAACGCCAGCGTCATGGCGAAACTAAATATCCCTGATGTATACGCTATGGAACGTGGCGGCTGGAGTAACACCAGCACATTGAAATCGGTATATCAGCAAACGTTTGATACAGACCGCCAGCGTATTGACCAAACCATTGATGACTATTTTCAGGACATATATGACACGAAATATGACATGAAAAATATAAAACAGCGTAAAAACGTAGTTTGAATAACTTTTGCCGTGGGTTCAAGTCCCGTCACCTCGACCAGTCACTCGCCGTGACGGGCATTGTCCGTCATGGCTTTTTT